GTTTTCATTCCAGAGAAACCTGTGCCAACAATTTGACCTGCCCTACCACGCATCGCACACATCAATACGTTAGGATACTCTAGATCATAGTTCAAAGTAGCAGCAATACTATCACCAATATCGTTGACTTCTACCAGGATATATGGTAAATTGTATTCCTTCGCTACCTGTAGAATTACCGAGGGAAACAGTACAGGTTTAATTTCATTATTTCTGTACTTTGCCACGACCTTATACGGCAGTGTGGTGATATCAAACACGACGAAAGCACTATAGTCGCCACCAATTCCTCTGGCAACATCGACAGTAATAATGTATTCGTGATCTTTTTGTACTCTTTCGTGAATATCAAGTCCTGCATTGGATGTAATTGGGTCAATGAATGGTATGTTTTGAAGCTTCGATGGACTGATGAGAGTGTCAGCAGAACCAAGGAAGTCGCACTCAAACTCTTGTGCGAACTGTCTTTGTGAAGTATTCTTGAGTGTCTCTTCTTTCCACTTGGCATCTCTTCCAGGAACCTGAGACCAGTGAACCTCATTCATTACATAACCATTCTTACCATTCTTGGCATCAATCCACATCTTGTAAAAGTGGTTCATGCCATTCGGCGTTGAAATGATTATGACTTTCGTGCTCTTGCCAGAAGTAATAGTAGGATAAACAGAGGCAAAGAATTGCTCTGCAACATGGTTTGGAACGAAAGCGAATTCGTCGAGGAACAAGATATTGAACGACATGCCACGGACAGCAGACGCAGATGTAGAAGATGCCAGAATTTTTGATCCGTTCTCAAGTTCGACATTACCTTTGTTCCAAACAACTACGCCATGCTGCATCCACTTGGGTAAGTTTTCATATGCTAGTTGAAGTCTACTCAGGAGCTCCCTGGATGTGGAAGCTTTGTTAGCGAGGATACCAATATTAACGCTATCAAAGAATATTGCGTAATAAAGCAGATAAGCAACAACCGTAGTGGATTTTCCAGTTTGTCTGGGGAGTTTTGCGATGTTGAATCGGTTTTCATGGAAGTCTCTTAAAATATTCTTCTGGAAATCATACATCTCAAAAGGCACCAAGCCTTCATCTAGTGAGATAATCTTAATATAATTTTCAGCAAAATAGACTGGATCATTCTTACACTTGATCCATTCGTTGATTTGTTTTTTCGTAAATGATATTTGGGTTCCTGCTTTCTTTAGATTAGGATTACCCAAATATACATCAGTACCAGCTGCCACAATAAAACCTAGTCACTACTGGTATTTAGGGGTGGTCGTTTTCTAACTCCGTCAATCTCTTCTCCCAAGTAATACCACCTTCTTTACCACGGCAGGGATTGATGCAGGTGTCATCACCTAGTTTATTACATACCAATCCAGCCAAATCGAGTTCGTTGCCAGGCTTATTTGTGCCAGTCCAGTAGTGTTGATCGTTGATCCAATTAGCACCGCACTTAGGGCAAATCTTTGTGTTCATTTTTATACTCGCTGAGAAACTTTTTGAAATCGGTTGTATCTCGTACAAGTTGCCTTTTGAGTTTCCAACCCATCCATTTCATCTGAACTCTTACAAACGCATAGCGCAATTGGAGATCAGCATAGACAAAGAGTTTCAGCGTCTCTTCGACCCCAGCATATGCTACTAGGATCGCAAAGAAAACAATAATAAAATAAGATCCGTACATATGTAACTCTCTGCTACATTTATTATAAGCTATGTAGCAGAAAATAGTGTTACAATATGTTACGTTTTGATAAGTATGTCTTTACATGCTTATAAATTATGCTTCTGTCCAGGTTCCTTTAGCAATTCGGATTTCCTTTAGAATGTTAAAATCCTTAGCTTTAGTGCCACCATCGTAACCCCAGGCATGACCTTCAGCGATCATCTGGTTATTCAACGATACTTCTTCGCCGTTGATATACAGGTGTCCGATAATACGACCATACTTCTCTGTGCTGTCTGGAAGTTCAGTCTTGATGATAATATCCTTAGCAAATAGTAAGCGTTCCTTCAGCCAGTCTTTTGCTTGAAGTCCGAGTTTCTTTTCGTATGGATCCGACGTGCGGCTCTCTGGGGTATCAATACCCGCCAAACGAATTCGTTTAGTGAGGCTAATATCAAAACCCAAATCAATATCAGCGTCAATAGTGTCGCCATCTACAACTTTACCAACTGATTTAATACGGTAGATATATGGATCTTTAGTGTCTGTCATGGTCTTTCATTTCCTCTGTTGCCATCCGTAGTATGTAGTAGATAACATATAAAACAAAAATTAATCCAGAACCAAGTATTGCTACTACTCCCCAGGGAAAATCATGTATCATCTTTTTTGCTGTGTATGTATTGTATTCCCATGATAGGTAGGACAATAATACCAAATCCACAAAGTCCTAACCATATTGGACTTGATGCTAAGTGTTCAACTAGGGTAAGCATTATTCAAACCCCAATAAATGAAAAGTGCTATGCTAGAAAAGATTAGCACAGCACTTATAAGTGTATTAGTCATCGGTAGAGTATTGTTCAAGGTAAGTTTTAAGTGTCTTTATAAGTTCTTCATACTGATCCCAGATATACTCTGATCCAGTTGAGTTCTTGTAAAGTTCGCAAGCAAGAATAAGTCGTGTGATATCTTCTTCTTTCAGTCTCATTATCATAATGGAAACCTCAAAACTAATTATAATAACAACAAATTTTTTGGCAGTTTTATGTCAGCAATTCCACTTTTTTAGGTACAAAATGGCATTTTCCAAAGTATTTACATTATCAAAAAAGTTGCCCAATCCTCTATTACAGTGGTTACATAACATTCCTCTAAATTTTCCAGTGTGGTGGTCATGATCCATAACCAAAGATTTTACTTTGCCTAGATGTTTATTGTTCTTGGATCCACCAGTATCTTCTTTACCACATATATCACATGTGATTTGTTGCTTCAGTTTTCTTACCTCATCATCAGTAAGTTGTCCTCTAAATTTTCCTCTGTTTATTTCACTACGATAAGACGCTCTACAAGCTCTACACCAACTATCTAAACCATCTTTACATTTATTGTGAAGTGGGAAATATTCTGGTGTTCTTGGTTTTGAATTCTTACACCTAGTACAAATTTTCTCTGACATTTTCATACCTTTTCATTACTACTATTTATAAGAATGAAAAGGTATGAAATCTAACAGTTCCAAGCCCTCAAGCTTTTATTTACTCTGCTGTCGGGATCCCTTGCTGTTTTTTTACTTGTCAATTTACTTTTTAGTCCTTTCATTCTGGCACAAAATGACGCCCTGCGGGGATTTCCAACTTTCTTTGAAGGTGCCTTAAGGTCGCTTCCAGGATTAGCTCTTTCGTATGACTTTCTACCTTTTTCGTTGAGACCGCCATTCTTATTCTGTCCCTCCTTTTTAGTCCAAGCAGCTTCGTCTAGTTCTACTTCTTCTCTTTTGATAGATTGAACTGGAACTGCGAAACGATCCCATGCTTTCTCGCCATAGGAACATTCTTTTCTGGTCTCTGGTTTTTGACAGAGCTTACAGAAACGCTTTTCTTCTTGCTCTTTTTTCTTTGCTTCTTCAGCAAGATGTTTGATTTCTTTATAGTTTTTCATTAGTAAATCTCCCTCCATTGAAGACCAGCTCTAATTGCGCCAGCGTTATTACCCATGTTCGTTACCAATACAACATATACTTCAGATGAATTTGAGTCAAAATTCTGAACGATAATGTTTTTCTTGGCAGCAGAAATGGAACCAGTTGAAGAAGCAGATAAAGAGTTCTGTGAAGAACCAGCAGTTACATAACCACCAAATAAGACATCAGCATCTGCTGCTGTATAACCAGTAGCACCAACAGAATATTGAACGCCACTATCAGCATCAACATCAGTCCAAGCAAGTGTTCCTGCCAAACTTGCTTCACTGGGAAGTTTAGCAATTTGAAATGCCATCGTTTCGCCAGTTGGATACAGAGCAATATTATTTAACTTGACGGAAATTCTATTTGGATAAGATTGGAATGTATTTTTCAAACGAATTGCTAATACTGGTAGAGTGGAACCTGCGCTAACTGCTCTTGATGCTGTCATCAAATGCATAAAGTCAATGCCACTTTCTGTGTATCCACCTTCTGACATCACGGTGGAACAAATCTGATCCATCGAACCACCAGAAGTTGTGCCTGTGTTTAAGATCTCACATCTTACTGGAAGGTTTGGATTAGACATATAAACTTCTGATAGCACATTTGAGCAGTAGTATTCATGTGCTAAAATAATCTGTCCGTTATGAACAAATCCACAGCGAATTCTACCAACTCCAAGCCACTGGAAGTCAATATAAACCAGTTGAGTTTTTGATGTGTTGATATTGAACTTAGAAGGACCAGTTCCATCACAAGGATCAATACTCCATTCTGATTGTGGAACTCTTCTCTTGTAGGTTCCCACTGTCGCTTCACTAGCACTACCGCCAGCATAGGAACGAACTACAAAGTTGAGTGTGCCGTTGGTTGTGCCGTTGGAAGTTCCATTTCCAACTTGCTCGAAGTAAATGCCATCTCTGTCATCAAAATATCCAGTTCTCTTGGTTACATTCTGTTGGGCGTAACCAAAGCATACCGAACTAAAGATAACTTGTGATTTACCTGGCTGGTAATGATGATAAAACTTTGTTTGGTGAGCAGCACTCGAAGCAACATTAGATGTTGTTGTCATCCTAGCACATGCTTTATTCACGTCATATTGAATAGTAGCACCATTCAATGTTCTATTGTTGAAGTTAGGGTCAATAGCATAGAGATGCTTGTAATCACCTAGAGTAAATGTCTCGGCAACTCTCAAACGACCAAAGGCATCAACAGCAGTCGCACCAGTTCCAGCAGTAAGATTACCGAAGTTATCGGCAATCATGACTACCTCAAAGTTTGTTTTCTCCTGTGGTAGGAGATCCTCGTAGTGTTTGCTATACTGTGCCATTATGCTAATACTGGATTATTTGTTGTGTCATAACGTTGATAATCAGCAGGAGTTCTAGTAGTATTATCGTAGTTCCTTGCTTGAAATGTTCCAGGAGTTCTTGATGTATTATCTATATTCCTAGCTACATAATCACCATTGAAGTCTTTATACTGAAATGCCGTCCAACCTTCTGTTCCGTCGAATACATCAACGGTAGTAGAAGCAGGTTGTATCGCTAGTGGATCACAGTTCGCATCATTTCTGATGTAGTTTAGGTTGGTTGCTGGAACTGGCATCTTCCGACTTCGTATCAATAGTATTTAGTTTTATGAGATCACATGGAACCTTTACAGATTGAATATCTACATATCTCATGTAATCAATCTGGCAAATATTTGGCGAGACCTCTGACATGCCGATAATTACAAAAGCTATAGCAGACATCATTTTTTCTTGCCTCCATTCTTTGCTTTCTTCGCAGTTGCATTACCTTGGTTTTGTTTTGAAGGTGCTTTCTTTCCCTTCTTGTTAGCAGACTTTGCCATCGCTTGAATATGGAGACAACAAAATATTTATCGTTTGCCTCCTCCCATCTGCTTCAGCATCTTCTGAAGCTCAGTTGTGCTGCCTACAAACATGGCATTGTTTGTAACATTTGTAACTTTTTTATTCTCTGCATCTAGATCCTTCATCTTCTTCTGAAGATCTACAAGCTTGTCAGTCATGTCTGCTACCTGCTTCATGGCGTTCACAGCGACTTCATATGCTCTAGGGTGTCCGCTCTCCTGTGCGACCTCTAAGGCGCCTTGTACCGCCTCCTGACCCTTGCTGATGAGGTTGTATAATTCTCCTCGTGTATATTCGTAGTCTTTGATCTTGTCTTCCTTGTCACCTTCACGCTCAACCCTCACAGGTTTTGGTTCTTCGATAACCTCCGCCTCGATATTCAATAGTTCTTCCATGTTTTCCTCTAAGCTCATATCAATAGAATTCTATACCTTCGTTGAAACCAAAATTATCGTCAGCAGTTAGGATTGCTGTATCCTGAGCATCTACATCATTATCTCCATCCTCATCTTCGATCGCAACAGGAGTATATGTTCTCTTGATGGTTCTTCTGCTAACAGCAGCATCACCAAGAGTTTCGTAAACAATTGCTTTCTTGATAATATCGGACTGACTGTATGGACCGTAGAAGTATGTTTTGGCAGTAAATCTTAGTGTGTAAGTAATGTATCTACGTTGCATGTAGTCATCTTCCCACTCATCTTCATAACTGATATCGTTGAGAACGATAGCAACATCTTTCTTCTCATCCATCTCTGGGATCATGTTGAGCGTCAATGAGAAAGATGGTTGGAAGTATGGTAGGATCTGTTCAATAATTTGTAGGGCATCATCCTGTGATTTGGATATGATACCCAATTCAAAACTCATATTATAAGGAACAGGAACATACTGAACTCTGACCTCACTACCATTATCAGCAATGATTGTTTTGTATTTTTGAATTGGAGACGTTTTACGGGCAGCATCGTAGTCAATTCCTGTCATCTCGAAATAGAGACGTGGCAAAGTAATACCTACCTTTCTGCCTACATCTGGGTTCTGTTCTAGGCGAGCAAGGAATTTTTGTTTTGGACCATATGCTAGAGGTACTTTTTCTTCCTCAAGAATATCTCCATTATTTGGATCTACCTTTCTCAACGTAATATTGTTGAAGAGAGTACCAAAAGCAATAATATTCTTGCGGGTAATCTCGTTATAAAAATGTGATCCTAACATCAGACGCTACCTGTATAATTTCCAAATTCACCAAATGGGTTTCTTTCAGTCCAATCAACGATTTCGTCAGCGGTATCTTCGATCTCTCTGTTCTGATCGTATGGACTGTTGGTATTATTTAGAGTATCAAATGTACCAACTACCCACACAGCTCCACTATCATCTCCAGTTACGGTTTCGCCAGTAGCAAAAGTGCCAGTTCTATGAATGACCTGAAGCACTCTTGTTGTTGGGTTCCAAGACTTGACAACTGCTTCTGTGCCAGTTGTTCCTCCAGTTACCAATTCTCCTGGTTCAAAAGTATCAGTTCCACCAGGACCAAATGTAATCGCAATTGCAGAACTGAATAGATTTTCGATCTCGTCAATTGCTGGAACTCCAGTATCGATAAAGTCATTACCGACGTTATAGATTTCAGCAGTAAGAATAAAGAATTGGATTTTACCAAACTGGTAGAATGGAGTTTCTCTTTCTACAAATTTGATTTCGTAAATATCTGTAGTGAGTGGGAAGAATAATAAATCACCATCATTAGGTCTTCCAGGAACAGTAAGCGTTGGATTGTACTGCGCCTCTGCCTGATCCCATCTTCTAGATGAGACAATAAACTTTACCTCATCCGTAATCTGAACACCAAACTTACTGATGAATTCTGACTGCTCACCAAAACCTTCCACATTCTGTAGTAGCATTTCAATCTGGAATTGATCTTGATATTTGGAATAGATGATGTCATCTAACGTATTATCTTTCAGCATGGTTCTGGGAAGATAATAGATATCTGTTCCAAACAGTTTGATCTGTTCGTCTGCTAGATCCTGGGCTAGGTTTTGTTCGCCAGGATGACCTTGGTAGTAGGTGGGAAAATAAGGACTGGTAGGCATCTTATCCGATCATATCCATAGGTGGTTCTGCATACTTACTTAGCACTTCGCTTTCGATCTTTTCAATCTCAGCGATAGCATCTTCATACAACTGTCTGCCATTCAGTGTAATACCACCAGGCAGTTGAACGTTATTGTATTTGATGAGATTTTGTCCCCACTGCTTTTTCATAAGAGCAGTAGCATAACGCTTCACGAACATATCGTTATACATTTCTGTTGCATCATTTGGATTGACAAGGCGGTGTGCCTCAATCAATAACCACTGGCCCTCTTGTAAGAAGTCTTTG